TGACCACAAAGACTGGCGTGTAGCCGACAAGACATCTAAACAACGAGTTAGATCTATGTTAGGTGGCGATGCGGAAGAGGTAGACATACAGCACTACGGACTAGGCACTGTCCGAAGCCTTGAAGAGTATCAAAAATTCAGTGGTATCGATTTTAAAAACCAAACTATAGAAACAATAGGAGAACAGCAATGACCAAAGCAAAGATGATTCGTGCTTATTTAAAGCAAGACCCCGACGCAAGTCCAAACACAGTTTCAAAGATGGTCGGTGTTTCGTATGGCTACGCATACAAGATTGTTAAAGAGGAGCAAGCGAAGCGGGCAACTGCTGAAGCTATAACTAAACACGTTTCGGAGACAACGGAGTCTTTAAAACCTAAGCGTACCGCATGGCAGAGACTTGGCAGGAAATTGACGGTGCGATGGAAAAGACTGGTTAAGAAGTTTATGCGTCTTACAGGTCTTTACACGGAGACCAAGTAATGGACCTGATCACTCTTGATTTCGAGACGTACTACGACAGAGACTTTTCTCTATCGAAGATGACGACCGAAGAATACATTCGTGCCCCGCGATTTGAAGTCATTGGTGTGGGTGTAAAGGTTAACAATGGAAGCACTGAATGGGCGAGTGGCACACATGAGGATATTAAGCGATACCTACACACCTTCAATTGGGCGGATAGTATGTTACTCGCTCATAACACTATGTTTGATGGCGCTATTCTTTCTTGGCTTTTTGATGTTCATCCTCGGGTTTACGCTGACACTCTTTGTATCGCCCGTGCTTTACATGGGATTGATGCTGGCGGAAGTCTCAAGGCGTTATCTGAACGATATCAGATCGGCGCTAAGGGGACCGAGGTTCTAAACGCATTAGGTAAACGCCGTGCCGATTTCACCGCACAGGAGCTTTCGCAGTACGGTGACTACTGTATCAACGACGTCGAGCTGACCTACAAACTCTTTAACATCTTTATGCGTAAAGGGTTCCCCAAGCAGGAGCTACAGTTAATTGACTGCACGCTACGTATGTTTGTTGAACCAGTGTTGGATCTGGACATCGGCCTTCTCGAACAGCACCTTGAAGATACCAAGGAGCAGAAGGATCAGTTACTTGAGTCGGCAAATGTGTCTAAAGAAGATCTCATGTCTAACCCTAAGTTTGCCGAAGTGCTTGAGGGGTTAGGTGTGAAGCCGCCCATGAAGATCAGTGCAACCACAGGTAAAGAAACTTATGCGTTCGCTAAATCTGATGAAGACTTCAAGGCGTTGTCTGACCACGAGGACGCACGTGTCCAAGCAGTGGTAGCCGCGAGGCTAGGTAACAAAAGTACCTTGGAAGAGACGCGCACGCAGAGGTTCATCGATATAGGTAAACGTGGCACGTTGCCCGTACCCGTACGTTATTACGCCGCACACACCGGACGCTGGGGTGGTGATGACAAGATCAACATGCAGAACCTACCTAGTCGTGGGCCAAACGGTAAGAAGTTAAAGAAAAGTATCTTAGCTCCCGAAGGTTTTACCCTCATTGATGCGGATAGTGCACAGATCGAGGCACGAGTGCTGGCATGGCTGGCAGAGCAGGACGATCTCACAGCGGCATTTGACGCAGGAGAAGACGTTTACGTAAAGATGGCTTCGCGGATTTATGGTTGCGACGAAGCGGACGTGACAAAAGATCAACGGTTTGTAGGTAAGACCACCATCCTCGGTGCGGGCTACGGTATGGGCGCAGTCAAGTTCCAAGCACAGCTAAAGAACTTTGGGTTTGAAGTGGAGCTTGATGAGGCTCGTCGTATCATAAACATTTATCGCGAGTCCAACTGGAAGATCAACCACTTGTGGCGCAACTGCCAGAACATGATTCGTTACATGACCAACGGTGACACTATGCAGGTAGGTAAGGCTGGTGTGTTGGAAGTGTTGGGATCGGAACGTGCTGTCAGATTACCGTCAGGGTTGTTGCTACGGTATAACGACTTATCAGCAGAACAAACCGAGAACGGGTTGGAGTACAGCTACAAGACCCGTCGAGGCCGAACTCGAATCTACGGCGGGAAGGCTACAGAGAACCTGTGTCAAGCAGTAGCGCGTTGCATAATTGGTGAGCAGATGCTACAAATTAGCAAGAGATACCGCGTTGTGTTAACAGTTCACGATTCGATTGTGGCCTGTGTACGTGACGAAGAGGTGGACGAAGCACAAGCGTACATCGAAGATTGTATGCGCCAAGTCCCAACATGGGCGGCAGGTTTACCTATCGACTGCGAGAGTGGTACAGGTAGGTCGTATGGAGATTGTGAGTGAGTATAGCGCCGTGGTCGTTTAGCAAGGCGAAAGCCTTTGAGCAGTGCCCTAAACAGTTCTATCACGAGAAGATTCTCCAAGAGTATCCGTTCGTTGAGACTGAAGCTATTCGCTACGGCAATGCGTTCCATACAGCCGCTGAGGAATACATCCGAGACGGCACTCCACTCCCTAAAATGTTTGACTACGCGCAAGCCATGCTTGATTCACTTAGCGCCAAGAAAGGTGCGAAGCTGTGTGAAGAGAAGCTGGGTGTAACTGAGAACTTGTTACCGTGTAGCTTCTACGACAAAGAAGTGTGGTACCGAGGTATTGCTGACCTATTGATTATCAACGAAGAAGACGGGTTGGCATGGGTAATTGATTACAAGACAGGTAAGAGTGCGAAGTACGCTGACAAGGGACAGCTAGAGTTGATGGCACTGTTGGTGTTCGCACACTACCCAAAGATTACGCACGTACGTGCTGGGTTGTTGTTCGTCGTGAGTAATGACCTAGTAAAAGATAGCTACGCCGATTCCGATGCGGGTATGCTGTGGACTAAGTGGACAAATATCTACTCGATTATGCAGATGGCTGAGAAACGTAACGTGTGGAATGCCCGACCGAGTGGGTTATGTAAGCGCCACTGTCCAGTAACAGTATGTGTACACAACGGGAGTAACTAATGGCACGTAACTACAAGAAAGAGTACAGGCTACAGCAGTCACGCGGCGAACACGAAGATCGTATGGAGCGTCAACGTGCCCGTCGTAAGATGGATAAGACAGGTAAAGATGCTAACAACAACGGTAAGGCTGATAAGCGCGAGGGTAAAGATGTAGCGCACAAGAAGCCGCTGTCACGTGGTGGGTCTAACAAGGACGGTGTATCTGTACAAAGCCGAAGCCGCAACCGTGCAGATGGTGGCCGTTTGAGCCGTGGGCCACGGAGAAACAAGTAATGGCGTTTCCTTTGGTTGTATGGGAGAGGACAAGGCTTCTCCTGATATCGGGTTATCGAGAGGACGAGGTGGCATCTAACCTCGCTCTTGAGTTCGCTAACTACCTTGATGAGTTCCAGCTAGAAGACCTACCCATGTTGGTACGGTCTGCAAATAGACAAATACAAATGATTAAAAGAAAAAATCACACGCCAGTAAAAGAGCGTCGTGTATATGGAGAACCCCGTGCAAGTATTAAAGAACAAGGCTCTATTGCTACGATTACGAAACCCAAACAAAGTGACGACGGTGCTACCGAAAAGTCAGGAACTTTCGGGTAATCAAGTTGTTGTTAACTGGGGAGTAGACGAAGCACACACCCTAAAGAATCTAAATATTAACGTGCCCTCACCTATTGAAGGACGTTACGACTGGCCGGGCCAGTACAAGCCATACGACCACCAGAAAGATACAGCCGCTTTCCTCACTATGAATCGGAGAGCTTTCTGCTTCAACGAGCAGGGTACAGGCAAAACTGCCTCGGCTATCTGGGCATCAGACTTCTTGATGAAGCAAAAGCAAATACAACGGGTACTTATAATATGTCCGCTATCCATCATGGATAGTGCATGGCGTAATGACTTGTTTAGTTTTGCTATGCACCGAACTGTGTCAGTTGCCTACGGCAGTAAGCAGAAACGTAAGAAGATCATTAACGAAGGGTCTGACTACGTTGTCATTAACTATGACGGTGTAGAGATCGTACTTGAT